TCACGCGTGCGCGCACACACACGATAGAGGAGTAACCGTGAAACCTGTCCAACCCGTCACCCGATCAAATTCTGGAGACGAAATGAACATGACGATTCTTGCCTTGGACTTGGGCACAACGACTGGCTGGGCCTTGATGTGTGCAGACGGTCAGATCACAAGCGGCAGCCAATCCTTCAAGCCTCAACGCTTTGAAGGTGGTGGCATGCGGTTCCTGAAATTCAAACGCTGGCTCACGGACGTGAAGCAATGCACCACAGGCATTGACCTGGTCGTGTTTGAAGAAGTACGCAGGCATGTGGGTGTGGATGCTGCCCATGCATACGGTGGCTTCATGGGCCAACTGACAGCCTGGTGTGAGCACCATCAGATCCCCTACGAAGGCATACCGGTCGGCACGATCAAGAAGCATGCTACCGGCAAGGGCAATGCAGGTAAGGAAGAAATGATCACAAGCGTTCAAGCGCGCGGCCATCAACCTGCAGACGACAACGAAGCAGACGCAATTGCACTGGCCTATCTGGCACGCGATCGTCAGACGACACAGGAGGCGTGAGATGAAAGTCCCAGCACAACCGTATCGCTGCGCTCTTGGCAAAGTGCAGCCTGTCGTGACAGATCTGGATGCCGTCAAGCGTTCAGGTTGGCGTGAGCAACACATCCTGGTTGTCTCAGATCAAGACGAACGACTGGACTTCCTTGAGCGGGAGTTCATTCGTCGTATTGGCGAGCGCCTCTATGGTTCAGGAGGTAAGCATGGATAGAAAACCTATATGGGGCATGGATGATGTGGAAGCCCGGTTTCTTGACGCCGCTTATACGGCCTACCGACTTCCACCCGTCCGCGTTCAGGGTTACAACAATCCATGGATGTCACTGGCCATGCAAACACCCTCTCGTTACCCAGATACCGAGCGGGTGTACAGGCCAATGAGCCCAAGCCCTGAGGCAATTGAAAGAATGCTGGAGACCATGAAGTGGGTCCAATGGCTTGAGATAGACCAGAGGCATTTAGTCTGGATGCGTGCCAAGAGATATGGCTGGCATCAGATCGGTCGTCGATTTGCGTGTGACAGGACCACTGCTTGGCGACGTTGGCAACGAGCGTTGCAGACGGTGGCAGATCAACTCAACGCCTTGGGTATTTCACAGAGGAAATTAGAGGGAATTGGAGAGGTTGATATGTAGTGCGGGCGTGAGGTGGTGAGTGAGCGAATTTAGCCCTTGCAACAAATCATCCCATTTGAGCGTACATTTTCAGCTACGGTGTGGAAAGGAGTGCAAGACATTCCTTTCCACTTTTCATTTCTGCTTCCTGTTGGCGCATTCACTGCGATCAAGGGCAGCACTACTCCCCTGATTTGCTCATGAAACCCGAGATCCAAATGGTCCCGGTCGATTCGCTCATTCCGTATGCGCGAAACGCCCGCACCCACAGTGAAGAACAAATCGCCCAGATCGCTGCCAGCATTCGTGAGTTCGGTTGGACCAATCCAATCTTGACTGACGGCGACAAGGGCGTGATCGCTGGCCACGGCCGTTTGGCTGCTGCCAGAAAACTTGAATTAACAGAGGTGCCCGTCATTGAGCTGGGCCATCTGAGCCCTGAACAAAAAAAGGCCTACATCCTGGCCGACAACCGAATCGCGTTGAACTCGGGTTGGGATGAAGAGTTACTCAAGCTCGAATTGCAAGAGCTTCAAGGCGTGGATTTTGATCTCGACTTGCTCGGCTTTGGGGACGATGAGATTGAGCGCCTGCTCAATGGTGATCAAGCAGGCGGTGGTTTGACCGAAGATGATGCAATCCCAGAAGCACCAGTAGATCCCGTATCCAGACCTGGGGACTTGTGGATTCTCGGCAGCCACCGCCTCCTATGCGGTGATTCGACCATGCTGTCCGATGTGGAAAAGCTCATGGGCAACGAGCTGGCCGACATGGCCTTCACCGATCCACCCTACAACGTGGACTATGGCAACAACGCCAAGGACAAGATGCGGGGTAAGGACCGGCGCATCCTCAACGACGCACTGGGCGATGGCTTCTACCAATTCCTGTACGACGCCTGCGTGAACCTGCTGATGGTCACCAAGGGCGGCTGCTACGTGGCTATGAGCTCCTCGGAGCTGCACACCTTGCAAAAGGCCTGGCTGGATGCCGGTGGCAAGTGGTCCACCTTCATCATCTGGTCCAAGAACACCTTCACCCTGGGCCGGGCTGACTACCAGCGCCAGTACGAACCGATCCTGTACGGCTGGAAGCAAGGCGCTGACCACTTCTGGTGCGGTGACCGGGACCAGTCGGACATTTGGAACTACAACAAGCCCCGGGTCAACGACCTGCATCCGACCATGAAACCGGTCGAGCTGGTTGAGCGGGCCATCAAGAATTCGTCCAAGAGACGGGACATCGTGCTGGACCTCTTCGGTGGTTCGGGCACCACCCTGATTGCCTGCGAGAAGACCGGGCGTCAGGCACGGCTCATGGAACTCGATCCCAAGTTCGTGGATGTGATCGTCAAGCGCTGGGAGGAGTACACCGGTCTGCAGGCGGTGCGTTCGGAGGATGGCGTGAAGTTCGCCGAACTGACCACCAGTGCTGGCGATGCACCGGTTCAAGAGGCCCCTGTGGCGCAGGGCGCCTGATCTCAGTTGCCCGTGAAATTCGCGTACAGATCAGCCCAAGCGAGCGACGTACCGGGCGTAATCCCCGCCGGATGGGTCAATGAAGAGGTAAGGGCGACCTGGGGCGTGGACCATTACGCACAGTCTGCCGTTGCCGATGTAGCCGCCTTTGCCCTTGAGCCAGTCGCGTGACTTCAATAGGTTCATCGCAAAGCCGTCGAATTCCTCAGCCGTCATCTCCCGGGTGTCGGAGACATAGACCGTGTAGTCACCGTAAGCGGCGATTTCTGTGATGTCAGTGGGTTTTCTGCCAAAGGGTAGTCGGATGCTCAGTTCATCTACTTCGAGGCTCTTGCCGTCGAAATTCACGGTGATTGGCTTTCGCTCGATGGTGATCGTCAATGTTTTCATAGGCGGCTCAAACGGTTTCGGTGGTGATGCGGTACTTGCGGTCCTGCCCATCGGTCTTGTCTGACACGATGTTCAGGCCCAGTTTCTTTTTCAGGGCGCCGGCCATGGCGCCTCGCACGGTGTGTTGCTGCCAGCCGGTGGCCTGAATCATTTCGGCCAGGCTCACGCCCTCAGGGCGTTTGAGCAACTCGATCAGGGTGGCCTGTTTGGTGCCCTCGCGTTGCTTGGGGGTGTGCCCTGGCGTGCTGCCGATCGCTGTCAAGCCTTCCGGTGTGATCACCAGCTGCATGCTGCCTTCGGGTGCATTGGCGTATCGGGCGACCAGTCCTGCGTTGCCCAGGGCGGTGAGGACCTTGATGAGTGCGCCACCTTTGAGATTGGCCGGAAAGTCGGTCAATATTTGTTGAGGATGTTTGGCTGCTGCTTCGAGCAGGCTGCGCTGGGTGTCCGTGAGTTTCATTTCTTTCCTTTCGATGTTGTTGATGTGTTTTGTGTTGCTGCGATCCCTGCGGCGTAGGCGGCTTCAAGCGCGCTCTTGATCGCCCAGACCGAGACGTCGTGAAAGTCCAGCCGATCGCGGTGCTGGGTTTCCAGCGTTTCGATGAACAGGTGGTCGAGCGCGATCTTCTCGATGACTTTCTGTTTGTCGGGTTGTTTCATGGCTTGGGTCCTCATGCGTTGTGAATCTGGTTGGCTTTGTCAAAACCAACCCACTGGCCTTGCTTGTCCAGGCCCCGGTTGGCGAGTTCCTTGCGGGCCAGGTTGTTGAGGTCAATCTCGCCGTTGGCGACGGCGACCAGGACCTTGTTCAGGGCGAGCTGGATGAATCCAAGCTCGTCGACGGTGAAGGTGGTGGCGGCTTCGGTGGTCATTTCAATCTCCTGTGTGCGTTGCGATGTAGAGCATTGACGCTCTGATTCAAGAAGAAGCCAAGTTGATTTCGCGACGTGTCGCTTATTGCTTGAAAGACGATTGATATGCCGCGAAGTGCGCCTACGCCTTGCAGATATCCGGGATGTATGGCTGTGCTTTCAACGCCTGGCTACTGCGCCGCCCACCGCTCACTTGTTCATCGGGATTACGGCCGCGCAAGGCGTAGTTTTGATACCGAGGTCGGGTTCTATCAATCAGCGAATTGGCGGCGCTTGCGTGCCAGCTTCCTGCGCTTGCACCCCCTTTGCCGGGCGTGTGCTTCCCGGGAGCTAACAGTTGCTGCAACCGTGGTTGACCACGTTGTGCCGATCAAAGACGGTGGTGCGCGCCTGGATGCGGCCAATCTGCAAGCACTGTGTGTGTCTTGCCATAACCGCAAGACGGCTGCGGAGACTTCGCGGCGCAGTGCAGGGGGGTAGGGGGTCTAAATCTCTACGTTTGGTACCCAAAGATGCGTGCGCTTGCGCAATTTTTTGCGCGTGCAAATTGAAAAACATTTTTTGAGTCCACATGGCCGGTCGTAAACCCCTTCCCGTTGCAGTCAAGAAGATCAAGGGGACGCTGCAAAAGTGCCGCACCAACCCCAACGAGCCCCGCCCAATGGGAAAGCTGGGTGATCCGCCGGAGTACATGTCCGACATTGCCAAGGAGGCTTGGACCTACGCGGTAGAGAACGCTCCGCCGGGGCTGCTGTCTTCGCTGGATGCGGCGGTGCTGGAGCGCTGGGCCAATTGCGCCGGGCTGTACCGGGAGGCGCTGGCCAAGATCAATCGTTCGGGGGTGGCGGGGATGATCATCAAGACCCCCAGCGGCATCTTGCGCCGATCCCCCCTGATGGACGTCATTCGGGACCTGGCCCAGGAGATGAAGGGCTATGAGGCGGAGATGGGGTTCACGCCCGCGTCACGCTCAAGGGTCCATGTTGCACAAGAGCCTGGGACAAATGATGACCCCTGGGCCGATATTGCGGGATAAGTTCAATGGCTCAAGGCAGTTATGCGGACATTGCCAAGATGTACGCAGAGAAAGTCGTGGCCGGAGAGATCCTGGCGTGCAAGTGGGTGAAGGCCGCCTGCCAAAGGCAACTCAGTGATCTGAAAAAGTACAAGGGCAAGGCCAGCCCCTACCGGTTCAATCCCAAGCTCACCAGCAAGAGCGGCAAGACCTACTACCCGGCAGACAACCTGTGCGCATTCATTGAGCGACTGCCGCACGTCAAGGGTCCGCTTGCGGGAGAACCCATTACGCTGGAGCCGTGGCAGGTGTTCATCCTCTCGACGGTGTTCGGCTGGGTCAAGGCCGATGGCACGCGGCGCTTTCGCCGCTCCTACATCGAGGTGCCACGAGGCAATGCCAAGTCCACTCTGTCGTCTGCGGTGGGCCTGTACATGCTGGCAGCCGATGGTGAGGGTGGTGCTGAGGTCTATTCGCTGGCGACCACCCGTGACCAGGCCCGCATTGTGTTCGGGGACGCGCAGACCATGGCACGCCGCAGCCCGGGGTTTCGCAATCGGTTCTCGGTGAATGTCGGGGCGCACAACATGAACGTGATGGCCACGGGCTCCAAGTTTGAGGCGCTCTCGGCCGAGGGCTCCACGCTGGACGGTCTGAACATTCACTTTGGCTGCGTGGATGAACTCCACGCCCACAAGACTCGCACGGTCTATGACGTGGTAGAGACCGGAACCGGCAAACGGGACAACTCGCTCTTGTGGGTGATCACCACGGCAGGTAGTAACCGCGCAGGCATCTGCTACGAGGTTCGGTCTTTTGTGACCAAGCTGCTCGATGGCGTGTTCGAGGATGACACCCAGTTCGGGATCATCTATGGCCTGGACGATGGGGATGACTGGACAACCGAAGAGTCGCTCATCAAGGCCAACCCCAACTGGGGCATCTCGGTGAGGTCCGAGGTGCTCGGGCCGCTGCAGGCCAAGGCGATGCAGCTGCCCAGCGCCGTCAACAACTTCAAGACCAAGCACCTCAATGAATGGGTGAACGCCGATACGGCCTGGATGGACATGCGTTCCTGGGACGCCTGTACCGAGCACGGCATGTTCATTGAGCAATTCGAAGGCCAGCCCTGCTGGATTGGCCTGGACCTGGCCAGCAAGACGGACATTGCCGCCCTGGTGGCGGTATTCCGGCATCCGGAGATTTCGGACGCCTACGTGACCTTTGGCAAGTATTACCTGCCCGAGGACACGGTCAACGGTGCAGGAAACAGCCAGTACGGCGGCTGGATGCATTCGGGGCGGCTCATCGTCACCCCAGGCAACGTGATCGACTTTGGCTGGATCGAGTCGGACCTGTTGGACATGGCCACTCGCTTTGAGATTCAGGCGGTGGCTTTTGACCCGTTCCAGGCCACGCAGCTCTCGACCCGGATGCTGGCCGAGGGCCTGCCCATGATCGAGGTGCGCCCCACGGTGCTGAATTTCAGCGAACCGATGAAGACCCTGGAAGCGCTGGTCCTGCAAAAGAAGCTCGTCCATGACGGCGACCCGGTACTGGCCTGGATGGCCAGCAACGTGGTGGCGCATCTGGACGTCAAAGACAACATCTATCCACGCAAGGAGCGAGCAGAAAACAAGATAGACGGCATCGTGGCACTGATCATGGCCCTCTCAAGGGCGATCAAACCGGGGGACTCGGTGGTGCTCGGATCCGACTATGAGTTGATGGTGCTCTGAGGCAATGGGACTTTTCACATTCATCGATCGATTCAGAGCCTCGAGCAGTGACCGATCCCCTTGGGGAGACTTCTTCTTTGAGCCGGTGTCGGTGCGTAGCGCCTCAGGCATGCGCGTCTCGCCTGACGGGGCGTTGCGGCTCGCAGCGGTATATGCCTGTGTGCGCATCCTGTCCGAGACCATGGCCTCGCTTCCGCTGGTGGTGTACCGCCAGCGCAAGGACGGCGGCAAGGACCGGGTGACTGATCATTGGCTCTACGGCCTTCTGGCCCGCAAGCCCAACCGATTCCAGAACCCCTTTGAGTGGCGCGAGATGCTGCAGGGGCACCTGGCCCTGCGAGGCAATGCCTTCTGCCAGATCATCGCCAACCCCAAAGGGGAAATCACCGAACTCATGCCGATTCACCCCGATCGGGTGCGCATGGAGGTGATGGAAAGCGGGGACTTTCGGTACCGCGTGCGAATGCAAAGTGGAGATGAGACGGTTTTCCCGCGTGGACAGATCTGGCATCTTCGCGGCCTGTCCTCGGACGGACTGATGGGCATGAGCCCCATCGAGTTGGCACGTGAGAGTCTGGGCATGGCGCTGGCCGCTCAGGACTACGGGGCGCGGTTCTTCACGAACGACGCCAAGCCCACGGGCGGCTGGATCGAGTTTCCGGGCACCTTCAAGGACCCTGAGGCCAAGCGGGTGTTTCGCGACTCCTACCAGGCGGCGCAGTCCGGCTCCAACCGGGGCAAAGTCCTGGTGCTGGAAAACGGCATGAAGTTCCATGAGGTGGGGGTCACGAACAAGGATGCCCAGTTCCTGGAGCTGCGCAAGTTCCAGATCACGGACATCGCACGGATGTTCCGGGTGCCGCCGCACATGATCGCGGACCTGGACCGAGCGACGTTCTCGAACATCGAGCAGCAGAGTCTGGAATTTGTCATGCACACCATGACGCCCTGGGCCGAACGCTGGGAGGCCTCGATCGAGGCAGACCTCATGCTCGATGGTGACCAACTGGAAGTCGAGTTCGACTTTGCCAACCTGATGCGCGGCGATGCAGCCAGCCGCTCGGCCTACTACCAAAGCGGCATTCAAAACGGCTGGCTCACCCGCAACGAGGCTCGGATTGCAGAAAACCTCAACCCGCTGCAAGGCCTGGACCAACCCCTTCGCCCGCTGAACATGGTGGAGGAAGAGGATGCAGAAGAGGCAGAACACGAGACCGAGCAGGAGTCCGAATCCACGGACCCGGCGCTTGCCGAAGAAGAAATCGCTCCCGCCGATCAGGAAACGAGCCTGCGCTTTCGCAGACTGGTGCAGTCCAACGCAGCCCGGCTGGCCCGGCGCATTGCCAAAAAAGGCTCCCTGGGAGCCAACGAAACCGAACTGATTGCCCAGGCCTTTGCACTGCAAGCCTGCCAGGTCAGCGCCTGGGCGCAGCAGCAAACACAGCCCTTTGAGGAAGACGCACTGGCCGCTTCCCTGATTCAACTTGGAATGAACACATGAACAAACAACTCCTGCTCTCTGAATTCCTGACCACGCCCTGGGCGCTGATGCCCGAGCGTTTGCAGGCCATGTCCGTCATCCTGACGCGCTGGTCTGCGGGCGAGCCGCCCAACGACGAGACCCTGTTTCAGGTCAACACCGATCGTCTGATCCGTGACACCCGAAAACAAATGGCAGCAGCCAGTACGGGCACGGGCATCGCGGTGCTACCCCTTTACGGGGTGGTGACGCAGCGCGGCAACATGGTCGATGACATTTCCGGGCCGGGCAGCACCAGCACCCAGCAGTTCACTTCGGTCCTGCGCCAGATGTTGACCGATGACACTGTGGGCCAGATCCTGATCGACATCGACAGCCCTGGTGGCAGTGTCTATGGAGTCAGTGAGCTGGCCAGCGAAATCGTCAAGGCCCGCGCCCAAAAGCCGGTCATTGCCGTAGCCAACAGCCTGGCGGCGTCTGCTGCTTATTGGATTGGCTGTTCGGCCAGCGAGTTCTACGTCACACCGGGAGGGGAAGTCGGCTCGATCGGTGTGTGGCAGGCGCACTTTGATTACTCGAAGGCACTGGAAGAAGAAGGGGTCAAGCCCACCCTGATTTCAGCGGGCAAATTCAAGGTCGAAGGTAACCCGTATGTTCCGCTCGACGAGCAGGCACAGGCCTTCATGCAATCCCGTGTAGACGACTACTACAACGCATTCGTTGAAGCAGTTGCCGTTGGAAGAGGAGTCTCGATCAGCGATGTCAGAGATGGAATGGGCGAAGGTCGCGTGCTTGGCGCTGATGCAGCTTTAGCAATGAATATGGTCGATGGAATTTCAACCTTCGATGAAGTCCTAGCCAAGATGCAGTCCAGCATCAAGACCTCTGTGCCACGCGGTCAATTGCGGTTGAAGCAAGCGCGAGACGCACTCGCCTTGATCTGATTCATTTCATTTTCATTGCATCCCTCCGTTGAGGGGTGTGCCCACCTGCGACCCGTTGGTTGCAAACCCTGTCGCCGCCTTGAGTCATTTCGACCAGGCGGTTTTTTCATTTCTGGAGAACCAATCCATGAGTAAGCAACTCCGCGAGCTTCAGTCTCGCAAAGCAACCCTGGTCAAGGACGCTCGCTCCCTGACCGACATCGCTGCCGCTGAGCAGCGTGACATGAATGAGGAAGAAATCAGTGCTTTTGAAGCCCTGAAATCAAAGATCGAGGCAACTTCTGCTGCTATCGATCGAGAGGCAGCCTTGATCTCAGAAGAAGCGCAGATGAACTACACGGCTCAACTGCCCCATGCTTCTGTGATCACAGTTGTGGATAACGCAGCCGCAGACCTCAAGCATGGCTTCAAGAGCGTTGGCGAATTCCTTAAAACTGTTCGCCATGCACAAAATCCTGGTGCCTCGATTGATGAGCGTCTGCTCATCGGCATGAACCGAGGTGCCGTGGCTCCGAGCTCCTTCGGCAACGAAGGTTCTGCCCAAGATGGCGGCTTCTTGGTTCCTCCTCAGTTCGCACAAGAGATTTTCCAGCTGTCGCTGGGCGAGGACTCCCTCTTGCCTATGACCGACAACGTGGAAATCACAGGCAACACGATGGCGTTTCCCAAGGATGAGACCACGCCTTGGGGTACCAACGGCATCCGGGCCTATTGGCAAGGTGAGGCAGCTTCGGCGATTGGCACCAAACCAGTGCTGGGCCTGTCGACCCTGCGCCTTAAAAAGTTGATGGCGCTCGTGCCTGTGACTGATGAGTTGTTGGACGACACCAATGCGTTGTCTACCTATCTGCCCGACAAGATTGCGACTTCCATCCGCTGGAAGACCAATGAGTCGATCCTGTTTGGCTCCGGCACTGGCTTGCCTGTTGGCTGTATGACCAACGCAACGACCGTGACTGTGGCCAAAGAGTCGGGGCAAGCAACGCAGACGCTTTTGGCACAAAACCTGGCCAAGATGATCTCGCGCCTGCCACCCGGCTCATTTGGCAAGGCCGTCTGGATCGTGAACAACGATGTGCTGCCTGCACTGTTCACCCTCACCTTGGGCAACTACCCGATCTACCTGCCTACTGGCATGAATCCGGGAGGCATTCAGGTCTCGCCTTACGGCACCTTGCTCGGTCGTCCTGTATTTGTCTCTCAGCACGCCAACACTTTCTCCGCTGCGGGCGATGTGTTGCTGGCTGATCTGTCTTACTACCAGACGATCACCAAGGCAGGTGGCATGCAAACAGCAACTTCCATGCACCTGTATTTCGATGCGGATCTCACTGCATTTCGCACGACATTCCGCATGGATGGCCAATCCAAGATCGCTGCGCCGATCTCCCCAGCTAAGGGCAGCACGACCATGTCGCCCTTCGTCCAACTTGGCGCACGTTGATCGTCGCCTGAACCATAAGGAGAACTTTGATGTTTCCCAATGCAAAAGGCAGCGAACTGTTTTCGGTTCTGGCCACCCTCGACCCCGTCAGTCAAGCTGCGGGCACTGCAACGACAGGTTGGGTCTCTGCAGGCAACCATCACAACCTGCTAGCGCTGATTCAAAGCGGTGTCCTTGGCACTGGTGCCACGCTCGACGCGAAGATTCAGCAGGCAACGGATTCTTCTGGAACCGGAGCAAAGGATGTGACTGGAAAAGCCATCACGCAATTGACTCAGGCTGGTAGTGGCTCTGCAAAGCAGGCCATCATCAATCTGCGTCCTGAGGATCTAGATGTCACAAACGGCTATGCCTACGTTCGCCTCTCGGTGACTGTGGGCGTTGCCGCCAGTCTGACTTCTGCACAGCTGCTCGGATTCAATCCCCGGTTCGCACCGGGCGATGCAAGCAATCAGGCTGCAGTCGCGCAAGTCGTCTGATCCTGAGGGGA